AGAAAGGCTCAAGCAAATGGATAAATTAACTGTAAAAGATTTGCAAGATTTAAGAAACTGGGTTGACCAAATGTATTGGGATTGGGATCGAATGAGTTCTAGTGGTCAAGAAACTCTTGATAAAATCGCAGATAAACTTGGTCTTGAAACTAGTAAAGAAGTCGAGGCAAAAGTTCAAAAACAGATTGAGAATTTAGAAGAAAGAAATCCAAATTGGACAAGAGAAGAAGTTTATTCGGAGGCATTGAAAAATGGCTAGAAAAATAAACCCAAAAACAGTTGAGAAATGGAGGAGACAAGGTGTCTCCTCTGTTCCTCGTTATCATTTTACAGAAGTTCCTAACAATGGATATGGTCGTCTTTTTATTAAATGCTTGAAGAAGTTTTTAAATAAAGATGGTTATTATATTACTGTCAAAGGTCAACATCTAAGAAAAGATTTAGATTGGCGAAAGTATGAGTTTGGGCAACCTCAATCTGCATCAACTCATCTTAGAATTTATTTAGATAGGAGAAAAGATAATGTCAGTTTTGAGTAAAGAGCAAAGGTCTAGAATAATGGAAGAAGCTATAAACGAAATAGATGTTATTACCGAGAGTGATTGGTTTAAAGACTTGGTAGAACAGAAAGTTCGCAAAGTATTAGAAGAGCAGTTTCCGTTTTTAAAAGATATCAATTCAAAAGAGGTGCATTGATGATTAACTTCATTGATGAATGGATATGTGATGGTTGTGGTAATATTTTTGATAAAACAGAATTAGTGGATTCAATACAATTACCATACTATGCATGTCAAGATTGCGAAGCAGATTTAAAAAAAGATATGGAGGAAATAAATGATTAAAGAACAACACGAATACGATGAATTATTAGAAAGTTTAGAAGACCTTGTTGCTCAGATGCAAAGTGAGAAGGTAACATTTGAGCAAGCAAAACAATGTATAAAAAGTTTACATCTCTACTATAAAGAGATTCCATTTAAAAAGAAAATAAAGACAACCACTTCCATAGTTGTATCAAGAGGAGATGAACTTGTTGGTACATTTAAATACATCAATGAAGAGTTACATTTTTTAGATTGGTTTTCTAGAGAATGGGAAGAGTATGATTATAGTTTTAATCTTTTAAGTAAAAAAGAAATCAAAGAGGTTGAAATGATGTGTAAACCAAACTCTTTTTATATCAAATAGGAGGAAGTAAATGATTAAAGAAGTTTCTTTATGTAGTGGAATCGGTGGGTTCTCCCTCGGTTTCGAATGGGCAAAGTTTGCAGAGCCTATAATGTTCTGCGACTTTGATGAATGGTGTAGAAAAGTTTTAAAAAAGAATTGGAAAGATGTTCCAACTTATAACGATGTTAAGGAGATCGCAAATGACCCAAGAAGATTTATTTCAAGCAAAATCAACAAAGGAGAAAAGTGGGTTCTCACAAGTGGATACCCATGTCAACCATTCTCAGTCTCGGGAAATCGCAGAGGACAAGAAGACCCTCGCCACATCTTTCCGTACATCCATAGAATTGTTGAACAAACTAGACCCACTTATTGTGTTTTCGAAAATGTTTATGGGCACGTCTCAATGGGACTTGACGAGGTTATCCATGAAATGGAAAGCATCAACTACCATACGAGGCAATTTGTTGTTTCGGCTTCAAGTGTCGGTGCGAGACATAAAAGAGACAGACTCTGGATCATCTGTAAAAATGTGGGCAACACCGAATACAATGGATGCTCTACCTCCGAGATCGGAAGAGGGCACGAAGAAGTTGCAAGAGGGTCACAGAAAAGGTCGGAAAAGACCGAGCAATTTAAGGGAGCAAGTGGACAAGAAGACGATGGCTCTTTACGAAACGAATTATCCGACACCGACAACGAAGGGATTCGGACATGCCTCGGAGGGGATGACATTGATCTTCAGAAAGAAAGTGGAGAGAGGAGAGATGACGGAACAAGAGGCTCAAGCAATGATGAACGGAGTGACTCTAAGACCACCTCGAATGAAGGAGTGGAAATATCCGACACCGAATGCAGGTTTAGTGAAACACAGTTACAACGGCAATCACGAATATTACAAGAAGAGACTGAGGGACGGCAGACAAGTGGACTTGGCTCACAAGATATTCCAAGAGGAGGGAGACGGCAGACTGAATGCGAATTGGACAGAGTGGCTAATGGGTTATCCTATTGGATGGACGAACCTCGAGGAATCCCAAGAGTTACAGTCGAACAAAAAAACAGACCTCAAAGATTAAAAATGTTGGGGAATTCAATTGTTCCCCAAATAGCAATGCAAATAGGTTTAGCTTTAAAGGAGGATATGAAGAATGGTTAATATTACAGATCAAATGTTGGATGCATTTCTTGGAGATGCATCCAACAAACAAACTAGAATAAATTTAAGACATGAGTGTGAACAAGATAAAGAAGTTCATCAAGATATTTTAACTTATTGGCAAGAATTGTTGGGAGAATAATTGAAGTTGCTTGACTTCCCAGGAATATTAATGCTAAACAGAAATTGCACGGAGCAATTTCAGGAATTGCTTATGTTTGGTCGGAGAGTTTTGTCCTCCCCTTATGCTCTCCGACCACCTTAAAATCACCTTCAATAAAAGCAGATGGATGTTGTTTTCTTATTTCGGAAAGCCTCGATACAATTTCTTCACGAGATAGTTGATCTAATTGATGTGTTGTTTCCCTACGATCTATAGTTAAGCCTCCGAGTGCAGATCGTATCTTCTCGGCATTGATCGCAGAGCTATATTGTCCACTCTCTTCTGCTCCTTGGCTTAATTTAGATAGTCTTCTAAGTTGACCAATAAGTGTGACACCATATTTTCTTTCTCTAATTTCACGGAGTTCTTTAAGATGTTCAGTAACCAATGGGAAATCACGACCATTCAACAAAAGGCTTGCAGTCTTATTCGCTTGCCCTTCAGAATAACCTGCTCTTCGGCAACATTCGGCATTACTATAAATGCCTTCACACACAAGTTTGCAGAATTCTTTTTGTCTATTAGTAAGGAATTTTTCTTTAGCCATAAAAATATAATAGAGTTATTCTCATATTATTTCAATTCAAAACGAATAAAAATGTTTGCGGCTTCTTCTTGTCCTTGTTCAAGTGTAACAAGTGTAACACAAAGTGTAACAGAATATTCTATACACACCAACAGTTACAGAGCCTCTGTTACAATGTTACAGTGTTACACCTATTTTGAAAAAAATAAAAAATAAAATAAAAATTATGAGACAAACACTATATAAAACAAATAATAGTTGACAACTATAAGATAATTTAGGAGAATTAGAAAAAACTTAGGAGTTTATTATGACAGGACTTTATTTTGCAGAAGATGATAGAAGAGTTTATATGCCTATTGAAGAAGCAATTAATAGAATTGAAAGAGTTATAACAGATAACTGCGAAGAACTAAGAAAGAAAGAAGGTGGAGAAATCTATGCAGACGAATTAACCAATGCATGGAAAACAGTTTTAAAGGGGTAAGAATGTTTAGAAGAGACGAATTTGACTATTGTAAAAACAAATCATGTGGGAAAGAATTAAAACCCGTCAAAGTACCGAGAACCATGGGCAAGTTGTGTGCAGACTGTCGTGGAGATGCACAGTCCGACAACACCTTACTTAGAAGGCAGTTTATAGAAGATCAGAAGAACCCAACAACACCTGGGGACGATGAACTTATGTTCGATGACTGTCCTACTGCCGTTAAAGAAACTAGTATTGATGGAAATGACGGACAAAAGTATAATAAGAAACCAATTGAAGTTAGATACATTGGATCAAGTTTATCGGACATTGTACCATCTGGAGATCACTATTATGATAATACTGGTGCAGTAAAGAGAAAAAATCGTTACATTAAAAAAGGGGATCGAGTTAAAAATGAACTGTTTAAAATGTAATAGTAGTACATCTGTTGTAGATAGCCGACCTCAAGAAACATCTGCCATTAAAAGAAGACGTAAATGTGGTGCTTGTGGGCATAGATTTAATACTATAGAACAAGTTTTAACGGAGGTTACTATTATACAA